GTTACAGCACCCGCTAAAACTGCGGAAGCTGTTGCTCGTGCTGAAAGAGGTTTAGCTACTCCTGCTGAGATTAAGAAGATCGAAGAAGAAGGCAAGCGCATTGAAAATGCATTAACTGCAAGAGGCCGTGGAGCTAGTGTTGGCTTCAGTAAAGGTGGGCTTGCAAGTAAAAAGAAAAAGAAGTAAAATAGCTTCCGTAGAATAATAAGGCTACCCGGCTTTATAGCTGGCCCCAACATAAGGACTAGATATGAATACTGCAACTACTACAGACTCTAGAGTACATAATAGACTTCAAGCTAAGATTGCCAGAGAAGAAGCGGAGCTTAAAGCTTTGCTTGAAGGTAACGCAAGTGAAACAGACGAAGAAGAAGAACAGTCTGAAAGTGAGGAATCTGCCAGCGAAAGAGTTGAGGCAGAACCCACAGTTTCGCCAAAAGATAATACCAAACAAGAGAAGGCTACAGAAGCTGAAGCACAAGAAGACGATACTAAGCTGAGTGCAGAAGAGCGTACTTTCAAACAACGCTATGGTGATTTACGCAAGCATCAACTTGCTAAAGAAGTAGAGTTTAAAGAAGAGCTTGGTAAGCTTAAGCTTCAGCTAGAGAAGGCTACCAAGAATGAATTGGTTCTGCCTAAGACTTCGGAAGAAGTAGAGGCTTGGGCTAAGAAGTACCCTGACGTAGCTGCTATCGTTGAAGCTATTGCAGACAAGAAAGCCTCTGAAAGAGCCAGCGATCTAGATGTGCGACTTCAAGAGATTGAGTCTATGCGTGTGCAAGCTAAGAAAGAAAAAGCAGAAGCTGAACTTCTTGGCTACCACCCTGACTTTGTAGATATTCGTGAAGACGATGCATTCCATGAGTGGGCTGAGACACAGCCTAAGTGGGTGCAAGATGCCCTCTATGAGAACACTGATGACGCTAAGTCTGTAGCCCGTGTGATTGACTTGTATAAAGTTGACGCTGGTATCAAGACAGCTAAGAAAACATCAAGTGATAAGTCTGCTGCTTCCTCTGTTAAGACCCGTAGTACTACTAAGCCTGAGGCAGATCAAGCTAGTAAGTACTTGTCGGAATCGCAAGTAGCAAAGATGTCTATGAAAGAATACGAGAAGCGCCAAGAAGAAATCTTTGAAGCGCAACGTACTGGTAAGTTTATTTACGATATGAGTAAAAAGTGATTGACAATACTCAGATAGTAAGTAAAACTATAGCATATACACAATAGTATATGCTTATCGGGCGGGGAGTGTGATAATTGCAGCCTCGCCCACCTAGCACTCCTGCCACTAAAAGAACTACCTCTGAATAAAGGCCCAGCGCATTACAGGACGGCCATCCTACTATGCAAAGCTGACTACCCTTACATTAAGAGCCTCTTTCATCGTGGATATGCGTGTCTACTACTTTTGCCATATCATCATGAAAGGAACATAACATGGCATTCGCAAAAGAAGCCGCATGGGGCAACCTCCCCAATGGCAACTTCTCCCCGACTATCTTTAGCAAACAAGCTCAGCTTGCTTTCCGTAAAGCTGCTGTTTGTAATGCTATTACTAACTCGGACTACATGGGTGAAATCTCGGCTCAGGGCGACACTGTTCGCATCATGAAAGAGCCGGATATCACTGTCAACACCCTTAAGCGTGGTACTCAAATCTCCGCTCAAGACCTCGTTGACACCGACTTCCAGCTTGTCGTTGACAAAGCTAACTACTTTGCCTTCAAGATGGATGACATCGAAGAAGCTCACTCGCACATTGACTTCATGCGCCTTGCCACTGATCGTGCCGCCTACAAGATGGCCGATAAGATGGACGAAGAAGTTATCGGCTACCTGTCTGGCTATGCTGGCGGTGCTGGTTCGTGGGCTGCTAACACGACTGTCTCTGGCACTAAAGCTAACTCGGCTGCTGGTTCTGACGAACTTCTTGCTGCCAACAAGCTTGACGCCACTGACTTCGGCAACCTGACTATTTCTGCTACTGCGACTGCTGGCGACTCGATTCCGCTTGCTCCTCGCTTTGGTGGCGCTACTGCCGCTTCGGCTACAACTGTTTCGCCGCTCTCGGTTATTGCTCGTATGGGCCGTCTCCTTGACCAGAACAATGTTGATACTCGTGGCCGCTGGCTGGTTGTTGACCCGGTGTTCGTCGAGATGCTCAAAGACGAAGACAGCCGTGTGCTGAATGCTGACTTCGGTGGTTCGGGCCTGCAGAACGGTCTGATCCTTAACTCGCTGCATGGCTTCCGTGTCTATGTATCGAACAACATGCCGTACCTCGGCACGGGTTCGGGCACTTCGGGCACTTCGGCTCAGCAGGTTAACTACGGTGTTATCGTTGCTGGTCATGACTCGTCTGTTGCTTCGGCTGAGCAACTGACCAAGACCGAAACCTACCGTGACCCGGATGGCTTCGCTGATATCGTTCGTGGTATGCACCTCTATGGCCGCAAGATTCTGCGTCCTGAGGCTCTTGTCACTGCGAACTACAACGCTGCCTAATATCACTGAGGAAGGGCTGGCTTCGGCTGGCCCTTTCTTGCCTTGTGAAACTTATACATAGGACATCCCAAGATGGCTATTACAACTGCGATGTGCAACAGCTTCAAGCAAGAGCTTCTTGGGGGTGTTCACGACTTAGACACTGACGTTATTAAGATTGCGCTTATTAAAGCGACACCTACTGGCACTTATGGTGCTGCTACTACTAACTACAGCAATGTTACTGTAAGCTCTGATGAATCAGTAGGTACTAACTATACTGCTGGTGGAAACACACTTGGTAGTGCTACTATTAGCTTAGACGGTTCAACTGCTATTGTTGACTTTGCCAATACTACTTGGGCTTCAGCTACAGTTTCTGCTGATGGTTGCATTATCTATAATGCTTCTCAGACCAATAAAGCTATTGCTGTAATTGACTTTGGTGGTACTAAAACCTCGACTAATGGCGATTTCACTATTGAGTTCCCGACAGCGGATGCATCCAACGCTATTGTCCGTATTGCATAAGGTACACTCTTATGGCTTTACTTCTTAAAGATAGAGTAAAAGAGACTACCACTACTACAGGCACTGGCGATATAACACTCGCTGGTGCAGTAGAGGGGTTTCAGACTTTTGGTGCTGTACTCTCTAACTCTGATACAACATACTACGCAATCTCGCATAGGAATGCTGATGAGTGGGAAGTAGGTCTAGGAACTTATGATAGTACTGCTGGTACTATTGCACGTACTACTATCTTAGAGAGTAGCAACAGCGGCACTGCTGTAAGTTTTACTTCTGGCACTAAAGACATTTTCATTACACTGCCTGCTGAAAAAGCTGTAGCACTTGATAGTAATGATGATCTTAGTATTGGAAACATTACAACTAGCGGCTACCTTCGTGGCCCTGCTACTTTTACTATTGACCCTGCAGCATACGGAGATATAACTGGTACTGTAGTTATTGCTGGTAACTTGCAGGTAGACGGTACAACTACTACGATTAACTCTACAACTGTAACTGTAGATGATCTTAACCTTGTTCTAGCTTCTGGTGCAGCCAATGCTTCTGCTGCTAATGGTGCAGGGCTTACAGTAGATGGGGCTGGTGCTACATTTACGTATGACTCTGCTACTGATCGCTGGACTATGAACAAGTCGCTTACTACTGATTTAGTAGGCAATGTAACTGGTACTGTATCTTCATTAAGCAACCATACTACTTCAGACCTTGCAGAAGGTACTAATCTGTATTATACTACAGCTAGATTCGACACAGCATTTAGCAGTAAAACAACTACAGATTTAACTGAAGGTACTAACCTATATTATACTACTGGTAGATTTGATACAGCATTTAGTTCTAAGTCTACTACAGATTTAACTGAAGGTACTAATCTCTACTATACTACTGGTAGATTTGATACAGCGTTTAGTTCTAAGTCTACTACAGACTTAACTGAAGGTACAAATCTCTACTATACTTCTACAAGAGCTAACAGTGACTTTGATACTAGGTTAGCTACAAAGACTACTACAGACTTAGCTGAAGGTACTAACCTTTACTATACTAGCACTAGAGTAAACTCTGATATTGATACTCGTGTCACTAAAACTTTTGTAGATAATTTAAACGTAGATGCTGATACTTTAGATGGTCTTGACTCTACTGACTTCGACGCCGCTGGCACTGCGCTGGCCTTAGCAATTGCTCTTGGGTGACTTATGGCTAGGAAAATATGCAGTAAATGTGGAACAGAGAAGTGTACATCTAAGTTTAATAAAGATGTTAGTAAGAAAGATAATCTAGCCAGTAGTTGTAAAGAATGTAAAAGACGGTCTTATACGTACACTGACGAGATGTACTTACGAAATAAGCGTAACAATTTAATGTCTAAATTTAATCTTAGACTAGAAGATTACAACAAAATGTTTGAGGATCAGAAGGGTTGCTGTGCGATATGCGGTACACACCAAAGTAAACTTTCTAGAAGCCTTGCTGTAGACCACAGTCATACTAACGGACACATTAGAGCTTTACTCTGTCAGTCATGCAATACTGCACTTGGAAAGTTTAGGGATAGTGTTGATATTCTTAATAAAGCAATTGGCTATCTAGAAAAGTTTGGAGAATAACACATGAACGCCTTCAAAAACTACACAAGCGCCTCGGTAGGCACCTCTCCAGTAACAACCTACACGGTTCCATCTGCCACTGTGGCTGTGGTCATCGGCTGCAACGTAGCCAACGTAACGGCTAACCAGATCACCTTCTCGGTGCAGGTTGCTGGTGTCTACCTCGTGAAAGACGTTCCGCTCCCCGCTGGCGCTGCAATCTCCGTGCTTGATGGCAAGATCATCCTTGAGGCTGCGGATACCGTGGTTGTGACTGCGAGCGCAGCTACTGCCGCTGATGTGATCCTGAGTGTGCTGGAGCAAAGCTAATGAGCAAGCAGAGCGATATTGTTAAAGTATCACAGGGCGCTGCTGGTGATCCGCTGTTTGTGGACAGAACGAGCAATCGTGTTGGGATTGGGACGGTAAGTCCTGCAACTGCTCTTGATGTAGTTGGCACGATCACCAGCGATGGTCTGACCGTTGATAGCAACATCTCTGTCACTGGCACTGTAGATGGTCGTGACGTTGCGGCTGATGGCACCAAGCTCGACGGTATTGAAGCTGGTGCAACAGCAGACCAAACCGCTAGTGAAATCCTGACTGCTATTACGACTGTGGATGGCTCTGGCTCTGGGCTGGATGCGGACTTACTGGATGGGCAGGAGGGAAGCTATTACCTCAACACATCTGGCGGCACGATGACTGGCACCCTCGTCATCAATAACGCCAACGCCAACAACGCAATACAGTTGAACGGAACGTCTCCGACGATTTCGTTTAACGACACTAATGCTGACAGTTTCTACATTTACGTTGACAGCAACAACTTCTATATCCTCGCCGACCGTGACGGCAGTGGCGCATACCTAGGATGGGAAACTCCCCACCCAATGCAGTTGGAAGCCGACACCAACCTTGGCTATCTTTTTGGCAACCTGATGATGCACGTAGGCCTCGGCGTTGGCGCAGTCGGC